GCGAACCGTTCGATCTCATCGGCGCCGTCTCCGAAGAGGACGCCGGCCTTCGAGATCGCTTCCTCGAGGTCCGAGGCGGCGTCGATCGCCTTGAGGGCGCCCGCTACGCCGACGACGCCGATCCCGGCGACCGCGGTAGCGGCGACCTTCGCGGCCCCGGCGATCTTCCCGAACGACGCCTTAGCGGCCCCCTGGAGCTTGTCGAACGCCTTCGTAGCCTTACGGACGCCGGCGTTGTCGAACGTGGAGACGATCGGCGCGATAACGGCCATCAGGCGGCCCTCCTACGGTTCACGGTCTTAGCGTATTCCTCGAAGATGTCCCCGATCTCGCGTTCGATCCGTCCGGCCCATTCCTCGACCGCCGGCCAGATGGTGCGCGAGCCGCCGCGGCCGTACCGGTTCAGGGAGCGGGCAAGGGCCGCGCCTCGAGCTCGAGGGTCCTTGTAGTCGCCCTTCGCGCCGGCGAGCTCGAAGACGTTCTGGGCGGCGTTCTTCGACTGGATCCGGAGCACCGGCCACGAGGTGACGGGAGCGCCTCGAGGGCGGCTCCCGCGGAAGTTGAGGGTGATCTGCTGGCGGATCCGGCCCGGTGACCAGTTGAGACGGCCGGGGGACGTCTTCCTCGAGGGGCCGACGTTCCAGCCGCGGGTCGGTTGGGCCGGTTGGCGGGCGCGGACGTCGGCGAGGAGGCCCTGGGCGGCGGCCGTGTTCTTGATCCGGTCCGGGACTTCGCGGCGGAGGTCCGGGTCGATACGGCGGAGGTCGCGCAGAAGGAGCCCGACGTCGACGTTCAGGGCGCCGTCGTCGATCTCGACTCTCAGTCTGCTCATCGTCGCTTCCGTGCTTCTCGTGCGCGTTCCTGGAGGACTTCGACGATGGTTAGAAGCATCGCCGAGTCCTCGAGGAGAGCTCGTGGATCTATCCCGGTCTCCGCGGAGACCTCGGCCACTATTCGGCCGAGGCTTCCGCGGGCGTAGGGTCCGGAGTGTCATCTCCGAGCGGGTCGACCGTGTCGAGCATCGCGAGCCAGTCGTCGAACGGCGGGATCGAGCGGTCGGACCGCTTCGTCGCGCAGTAGGCGAGGGCGTAGAGATCCTCGGCTCCGGCGGAGCCGTCGGCGAGGGCGGAGATCTTCGTCTTACGCATCCGTTCCCACCAGACGATCGAGAGCGGGTCCGTCTTCACGGTCCAGCTCTCGCCGGTTCTCATGGTGACCTTCAGGGAGAGATCCACGGCGTCTCCCTATCAGGCCTTCGTCACGTCGCCGGTGACCTCGAAGGTGAACTCGACCTCGAGGGCGCCGTCGGCCGGGCCGCCCGCGGTCGGGTAGCTCGGGATGACGCTCCCGGTGAAGGTGCCAGCGCCGGCGACGCCGAGCTCGAACGTGATCGCGGAGCCGGCCGCGGCGGCGGTCCACATCGCGTCGCAGAAGGAGCCGACCTCGCCCCAGTCCTGGAAGGCGCGGAGCTGGAGCTGGAAGGTCGTCGGCTGCTTCACAGCGACGGTGTCGGTGAGTGTGACGTACTGCTCGGTCGTCTCATTCGGGACGAGTGACACTTCGGCCACCTGGGCCGAGTAGTCCGTTCCGTTGATATCGACGGAGAGCGTCCGTCCTGTCTGTACGGTTGCCATTAGTTCCTCCGATAGGTGAGTGTGGCGGTGATCTGGTAGGTCGGGAGCTCTTGGTTACCGACGGCGTAGACACCGTCGGACGCGGTCATCCTCGAGGCCGAGGTGAGTCCTTCGAGGATCACGTCGGCCATCGTTAGGAGGGCCTTCACGGCGCGATAGTCGCCGGGGGGCGACGTCACGCACGAGATCTTGTATTGGCACTCGACGAGCGCGGGGCTCATCGAGATAATCGAGGGCGGGTCGACAACGACGCCGTCCGGGCGGAGCGCCTGGACGTTCGAGAATACCTTGAGGCCGAGGCCTGAGAGCTCCGAGCAGAGCGCGTCGTATTCGGCGGCGAGCATCAGCCGACCGCCATCCGGCCGATACCGAGGAGCCGCATTATCTGACCCATCGAGCCGACCGGTCCGGTAATCGGGAGATCCTGGAACGACTGATAGGAGTCGATCGAGCCACGCTCACGGAATAACGCGCCCGCATAGAGCATCGTTCCAAGACGGACGGCGCTATTCGGCGGAGCGGTCGGCGGATCGTTGTAGCCGGCGGCTTCGCGCCGATGCCATGCGAACTCGTTCGCCGCGTCGGTACACGACTCGAGCCAGGTCGCGTCGGCGCCGGTCGGCGTCTCTCCGAGGAACTCGGCGACGTCGTCGGTGTCGATCCACGTCACTTGTGACGCTAGGACTCCGGCCGCCGGGGTGAACGCGGCGAGGTCGTCCTGGTTGTTCACGTTGTAGGTCACGACGTCGGTCCCGAGATTGACCGAGACGAGGTCGTGGTGGCCGTCGAGCTTCGAGTAGCCGGTGCCGTAGACGTGGACGTGCTCGCCCGCCACTAGTCCGGTCGCGTCGTCGAGCGTGAGGCTAACGACGTCGTCGGTACAGGAGGCGGAGGTGATGGTAGCCATAGCGGCGGGCGAGCGGTCCTACTGACTAGGGGGAGGTCAGAGGGCGAGACAGCCGTTCGAGATGTCGTAGTTCGCGGCCGCGACGTAGCCGCGGAACGCGAGACGGGTCGACAGGGTGGCCGGTTGCTCGACGCGGAGAGCGCCGCGAGCGTCCTCGAAGATGTTCAGGCACGAGGCCGAGAGCATCAAAGCCTTACGCTCGCCGGGGGTCACGGCCGCGCCGAAGTCGTCGGAGACGATCAGGGACAGGCCGAGCGGGTTCCCGGTGAGGCTTCCGGCGCCGTTGAGGGTGCCGGCGGCGTTCGAGGGGCCGAGGTACGGGAAGATCCGATTACCGCCGGAGTCCTTCGCCGCGCCGATGGAGGCCCAGACGCTCGAGTTGATCAGGAGGTGGGTCGGCATCCGGCCGAAGTTCGCGTAGATCTCCGCGGCCGCGGCGTACAGGTCGGCGATCACTTCGTCGCCGTCGGTGTAGTCCGTGACGGTCGCCGAGGCGAGGGAAGCGTTCCCGTAAAGGACGGTATTCGCGACCCACTTCTCGGTCTCCTCGGCGTACACGCGGGCCATATCGTCGATGACGAGCTGGATCGCGTTCGCGTCAGAGTAGAGGACCTCCTGCTCGGACAGATCGACGTAGCCGCCGAACGTGACCTTATCGACCTGAACCTTCGAGACCTGGTAGGCCTGGCTCGAGAGGGTGTCGTGCTCGGCGGCCTGGATTCCGACCGTCGAGTGCTGGGTGACCTTCCGAGCGTAGAACGGGTCGCCGGCGGGCATCGCACGCGGGCCGAGGGCCGAGAAGATCGGACGGGCGCCGTCGAGCGTGTCGAAGATCTCGCCGACGAGCGGGTTCGGGATCAGGCCGGGAACGTCGGAAGTGTCGCTCGTGGCGGCCTGGATCTTGATTGGGTTGCCCTTCAGCATCGCGGCGACGTACTCGCCCGCGGAGGGGAGAGTGGCGGGCGCCGAGAAGTGGAGCGGCTGGGTCTGGGCCTCGACCGCGGGAGCGGCCTCGACCTCGGGGGTCTTGTCTTCCATTGGGAGATCCTCCTCGGGATCGGTTGGGGTTGGTTCTGGATCGGGGGCTTCCGAAGCCGCCTCGGTGGCGGCGACTTCGTGGATCTTGGCGGCCTCGAACGCGCCGAACGGGACGAGCGAGAGCTCGCGCCACCGGGCGGCCTTCACGACCATTACGTCGCCGTCGTAGCCGAAGTCCTGGACCTCGACGCCGACCGAGACAGAGTCGAGGACGCCGTCCTGGGCGAGTGTCAGCGCTTCGTTACCGGCCTCGGTCTCCGAGATTCGGGCGACGAAGAGCATCGCGTCCTCGGTATCGGTCCTTGAGAGGACGATCCCGATCGGCTGGGTCAGGTTGTGGTCGCGGATCAGCTTCGGGGCGGGGCCGTCGGTGGAGAGGGCGCCCTTCTCGAAGCGGACCGGTCCGGTCGAGGCGTTCGCGTTCTGTCCGTAGGGGACGGCGACGCCGGAGATCAGTCGACGGGGGGCGTCGCCTTCGGCGGCCTCGACGTCGAGGTGGATCGGTTGGGAGAGGTCGAGTCTCACTCGGGAGCTCCTTCCGGTGCTGGGGTCGGGCCGCCAGGTACGCCGGCGGTCTCCTGGAAGATCGAACGGTCGAAGCGGACGACGTGGCCGCGGGGTGTCACTTGGTCGGACGAGAGGGTCTCCTCGATCGCGGCGAGGTAGAGGAGGGCGTCCTGGGCGAGCTGGGCGCGAGCCTGCTCGGCGTTCTGGTAGGTGAAGCCGGACGAGTTAGGGGCGCCGACAAGGAACGGGGAGACGTTCGCGACGCGGGCGAGCTCGAGGGCCTGATGCTGGCGGGCCTCGACGAGCTGGAGCTTCGAGGGATCCATGCTCGACTCGACGAAGTCCGTGTATTGGTTCAGGGCCGCCACGGCGGACTCTTCGCGTAGCGACGTCCAGGCCTCGGCGAGCTCGGAGAGCTCGTCGCCGGTCATCGGTTCGCCTGAGGTCTGCTTCAGGTAGCCGAGCGCGGTCGGAGTTGTCGAGAACCGTTGGGAGGCCTGCTCGAGCCGTTCCGCGGTGACGATCGCTCGGGCGCCGACCTCGAGGAGCGGGGAGATCGGCGAATAGAAGATGATGACGTCCTCGACGGGAACCGGGATACCGGACACGGTGAAGCCGGTGATCCCGCCGATCGGATAGTTCCCGGCCTCGAGCGGGGTCTGAAGGTTCACGGTCGTCGCCG